TACTCGGATGATTGTTTGACTTATCATCGTCCTTATGACCCACCTGTGGAAGATCGTCCGGGTTATCGTGGAACACTTGTGCTATCAAGCGGTGAATGTACCGCAAGACAGTCTTCTTGTCAATTCTGCAATACACCGCCAAGTATCCATTCCCATTGTCATGTAAAGTACATATATCATTGGTTCCTTTGTACCTGGCACGGCCAAGGTTTGACACCTCAACCCAATCATACATCTTCTCATCTTTTACATCGTACCAGACTTCATTCTCCATAACAACCTCCTTAATGCAAATCCTTCATATTCGGCCCCTGTTCAATGTCTACCCTGAACCTAACCGGAACGTCGATTCCATACACTTTCTTGTAGTGTTCTGGTATAGACACCATGATCTCCTCGGCATCTTTCATAACCTGTTCTGCAACGTCCTTATGACAATCAAACCAAAAGCAGTCGTGAACAGAATTTATGATAAAAGCTTTGCCACCGTAGTTACTTGTCTCAACGAACTTCCTCCACAGCAATCCTGCCACAGCCAACACCATCTCACCAGCAGCACCCTGTACAGAGTAGTTCTTCATTTCTGTGGGCTTAAATGATGTCGGAATGCCTTCCCTAACCAAGAAGTCCGGCGCATCGTATTCTGTGAATCCGTAACGTTTTCCTGTCGGCGAGGGGTGCCACCCGAAGTGTCTTTGATAACCACGGAAACTTACCAATTCTGTCTTCTCTGCATTATTCTTAACAGTCCGTGCTACCCATTTGTTATAGAAGTTTACCTTTGGGTAAAGCTTATCCTCAGCATCGATCAGTGCCTGGACTTCATCTTCAGGCATACCAGTAGATGCTGCGATTGCTTTCTTCCCTGCCCCGTATGCACGCTGGAAAGAGAATCCCTTTGCTTTTGTTCGTTCCAGATCATACCAAGGATCATGTTCTACCTTACATTTATGTAGTACCTTATCATAATCCTCGCCGATCTTAACTGACAGACGTTTGCAGTGGAAGTCTACTCCAGAATTAACGTCAGCAATCAGGTTGTCATCCCGTGTAAGGAACGCTTGCACAATTACCTCAAGCTGGCTGTAATCAATCTCTGCCATTACACCTTCTTCACCGAACCGCGATACGAACATCTCACGGACTTCTGACGTATTGCCTCGCGGAAGGTTCTGCATGTTTGGTTTTGACGAGGAAAGCCGCCCAGTCTCAGTCTGCACATTGTTAAGTTGGTGGTGGATAATGTCACCTTCCTGAACAAGTGTCAGCATCCCTTTGTCGCCGCGCTGGTAGTACGTCCCCAAGTCCTTGTCGTGTTTCTTGTACTCAAGAAGTTTCTCACAGACTTCTAACTTGCGCTTGCTGGCGAGTTCTTCCAATACTTTTGCGTCTGTTTTATAGACTCCATCCTTGGCCAGAGCCCATTCCTTCTTGGGCTTCGTAAGACCCTTGAACCGTACATATTTCTCGGTGTTCCGCATCTTAGGCTTCGATTTATCCGGAACCTTTATATTCTTTGTCTTCACTTCTCCAGCACGTTTCCCGGTCTTGAACTTAACAGGATTACCCCTGGCATCAAGTACCTGACGCTTCTCAGTCTTGGCAACATACATCTTGTTGCCTTTCTCATCCGTCTGGTGTTCCTTGACGATGTACTTTATACTTCCACCAAACAACAGTGCTGAGAGATGGTCCCCCGAAGACCAATTGAACTCAAATCCATCCGGTAGATTCTTCGGGAGGTACTGGTCGAACGTTTTGCCAATCTCTTCCAGACGATCTTCCAGCTTCTTTTGGTTACGCTTCGCAGTGTCCCAATCAATCTTCAGTCCGTTGTACTCCATGTAGATTGTAGAACACAGTCCCTCCATGTGCTGCCGGACTGTCTTCACCATACCCCTGTCAGCAGCCTCCTGGCGAACACCCTTGAAAATAATTTCTGTGTTTTCTAGGTCATCGTCGAGGTAGTCCAACAGTTCATGTTGCGGAATATCAATCGTCTGAACTCCACTCTGCCAATATTCCTTGATCTTGTCTTCTTTCTGAGAGCCACCATAAATCTCGGACATTTCGTTCATAGAGGCGTACTTGTGCTGTTGCGCTGTCACAAGATACCTTGCGTATTGGCAGTCGTAAATCCTACCGCCACGTTTGAAGAACTTGTGTAGCTCGGGGTCTTCCCAAACGAAATGTAGATCGAACTTCAAGTTGATACCTACAATACAATCAACTCCGTCTAGCCAATTCTTAGGAGGTTGTCGGAGATTTTCATCTGCGTGTTCGACATGCGTAAGAATCTTCCGCCCGTCCTGATACTTCAGCCCCCAGGATACGATATAGTTGCGTTTATCAAATGGATTCGCTTTACGTCCATAAGAAGAATACGTCGATGTTTCCAAGTCAAAGATCAAGTATGCCATACGGCCAATACTCCTTAGTAGTTAGTTTTACATGTCATCTGGATTCACATTGTTGTAGGCATTGAACTCTTCGAAAAGTTCCTGATCCTCAACATAATCTGCTTCTGCTGGATTGTGTCCCTTGGACAGTCGTGATGTCTCATTGTCATAGTACCAGAACCCAGCCCCACCTGTCGAGCCTGTCCTGCGTGCCTTAGACATCACTGCCTTAGTGGTATTCCGTACATAAGGATCGTCGCTAGTCTTATCTCGCATAAGCAAAATGTTGTTCATACTTACTTGGAATAAACTGCCACTGCCCTTGATGTCTTCTTCGGCGATTTCGGCCCCTGCACTGTTCGCCTTGGCCCCAGACCCGCTCTTACGGACATGGACTACGTTAATATGAGAAATCTGCTCCCGTTTAACGAACCTAAGCAGCCAAGACATGAATTGATCCATACCTTCGTTCCGCTCCCCGGAAAGAGCAAGCGTCAGAGGATCAAGAACAATGACTTTGCAACCGCATCCTTTCACAAGGTATTCAATCTTACGCTGTAGGTCACCATCCACAACAGAGCCTTGGTGGTCTAGGATCATATACCTATCAGAACCATCTTCCAGAGTAGTCAAGTTCCTATGTGCCTGCCTCGCTTCCTCAGTATCATAGTAGGAAACCTTTTCCTCATCGTCCATGTTAGCAAGTTTCTTGTTCAAATGCAAGCTCATTAGGTTCTCTGTCAATTCACCTAGATCACTTTCCAGGCTAATGATACCAACCTTGTATGGGCTGTTAAATACAAAGTGATAGAGGAATTCATTCACCACTGTTGTCTTGCCAATAGAGGATGCTGCTGCGATAGTAGTAATCTCGCCTAGTGCGATTCCCCCATTAAGCATGTCTTGAAGTTGCTCAGCAAAGTCCGGCAGAGGGATTTTTTCCCATCGAGCCCGCTGAACAAGCGCATCCCAAGTCTGTGTTGATCCGACGATACCTGCCGGACTGTGCTGCTCGGCTTTCCAGAATGCCTGTACTAGCTCATGTGTCTTGTTTCGAGACAGGTATTCACATGGGTCTTTGTAGTGAAGTTTAGCAACCTTTGCCTGCGATGGCTTCAGAACTTTCAGTGCTTCCTTTGTGGCAGCTTCCCCAGCCGAATCACTATCCAGCATCAAGATCACATTCTCGAAGCTAGAAACCCACTCAAAATTCGATTTAATCTGCTTCGCAACAGAACCTTCACCAGTTACGGGTGACACAACTGCTGTTGAATACTTTCCGCCGGATTGATCGTAAAGTGTCTGGTAGACAGCTAGTGCATCCTCTTCCCCGCCTGTAATGACGCAGAACTTACCCCCTTTCTCGAACAAGTCCTGCCCAAACATTTCTGAAGTGGCTTTGCAACGGCCTACAACAGAGAATTCCTTCGGGATACCTCGCCGCTTAAAGCCTACCAGTTCCCCGTGCTCAGTTACAGGGTAGTACCTAGCAACCACTTTCTCATCTGCGTCCTTTTCTGTCCGTACACCGTAGAAATCACAAACTTGTTTCTTGATCCGGCGTTCTTTCCAGCCTGCATCCGTAGGGAGTTGTAGAATCTCGTTAATCTCTTCCTGAACATCTTCGCTCATGTATTCTTGATCCTCCGTAAACCATTCTGTTTTGACATCGTACCCAAGTTCTTTTGGCCCAATGTATCCGCAATTAGACCAGCAAAATGAGTCCATGTATTCATTACCCTCTGCGTCAACTTTCTTATACAGAGCAAGTGAATCCCGTGAATTACATCTGGGGCATCCTACGTGTTTGATGAATTCCCCTTCCTGTTTCAAGTTCAACCCTCCCCATTAGTCCGATCCCATTCCTTCGCCTTTACAACCCGCTTACAAAAACTGCCGCGCTCAATGTCATCACTAGACCCTTCAACATACCCTACCAGATCATCCATCTTATGACGCTTGACAAATTCCATGAGCCAGGTAATCCCGTCCATTCCCTTCTGGTCTTTCTGTGTAGGATCACCGATTAAAATCAGCTTGCCACCTTCTTCCAGTCGAGTAAGGATTGTATACATCTCATCTGGTGTTGTCAACTGTGCCTCGTCAATAATTACAATCTCGGAGAAGTTCCGTCCACGAATGTACTCAAGCGGTGCAAGTTCAATGGTCCCGTTATGTAGTGCTGCTTCATAGAAACCCTGACCATAACGCTTCTTGACAACATCTAGCAGAGGCATCACAAGAGGTTCAAACTTGGATTGTAAATCTCCACGAAGGGCTCCGAGGGAGCGTCCCATGATAACGTTTGGGCGGCTGATTGTTAGTTTATCAAAGTACCCTTTCTTGAGCCAGTCTGTTGCCTCACACATTGTCAGGTAACTTTTGCCACAACCAGCAGGCGCATTAAATACTACAACTGATTTCGTGTTGAGTTGCTTCAAGAATTCCTTTTGTTTTTCATTTCGTGCATGAACAGGTTCATGTACATAATTATCAGATTCTTTTACTTGCCGACCTTTTGACATTTTCTTCTCCCAACGTTCTTGGATAACAGTCTGCTTATTCCGTTTCGCCACGATTATCTCCTTATTCCGCCACAATCAAATCCACAAATTATGAAAGTATTCCGCGAACAAAATCCTCCCATCCTTACATTTCCGTTCCCACTCATCTCTATCCTTCCTGTACCTATCATACTCCGACTTGTCCGATACATCAATACTTACTAGACTGTTTCCATCCTCAGTCGGTTCGTCCTTCCATTCAAATTCGAACCCATAGTCATCCAGGCTAGGTTCTTCAGCCGGATCAAAAGAATAGATCATTTTATCCAAAATCTCAAGCCATTCATGCCAGCAATCTTCATCTTCCCCAATCGTCGGATTGTGTCCTTCTACTCCGATCAAATCAAGCATTTCTGCCGGATAGCTTCCATATTTGGATTTAACCAGTTCTTCTTTGAACTTGGTTAACCCAGCCAGAATGATTGGGGACAGTGTTTCATCCAAAGACATTACATCTCGGTATTTAAAAATCATACAATGTATTCCTCCCAATCGTTCCCTTCAAACAAAGCCCGTTCGGCTTTACGCCTGCGTACAAGTCCCGCCAGAACCTTCCCACCAGCATAAATCCATTTCTCAAATTCTTCTGCTGCCCCTTCGTAATCTTTCTGGTTAAGTTTCTTGAGCAAGGTACTATTAGCCAAAGACCCCGGACCCAGGTTGAATGTGAAACATGTCAATGCATCGAACATCTCCTGTGTGACCGGAACCTTCACATGTAAGCGTACTGCATCCGCATAGTTCTTGTCAAGCTCTTTCAGCAGACGTTTCTTCGATTCCTCGTATGTGATGGTATCTCCTGGCCTAATCCCGTGGGTGAAACCGTGTCCCAAAGTGAGGTGGCCAGCAGAATCGTAATAAGTTTCTGACCTGAATCCTTCAAAATGTTCTACGATCTTCACACACTCCCCGGACGGATGCATATCCTTCGGATCAAAGAATTTCGTCTGGTTCTCTTCCTGCCCAATCATCTCTACATGAGATACCCAATCTCCTGTACTCATATCATATTTATCTTTAGCCATAAATAATCCTCCGTTATATGTTCCAAATATCGCTCCTGCCCCAAAATATA